CGGACCATCGGCTCGACCGGGTCCATGACCTACTACGACATATCCAACCAGGCCTTCATGCAGGCCATGAGCGGAGCCTTCAGCCCGGAGTATGCTATCCGGGAAGCTATCCGGAGGCTCGGCGGATCCGGTGTAACGGTCATGTTCCCCGGGAGGAAGGACAAGCTGGACGTCGCTGTCCGCAGGAATGTCCGCACATCCGTGGGACAGACAGCGGCTGCCATCACAATCATGCAGTCGCAGATGATGGGAGTGGAGTACTACGAGACCACGGCCCACATCGGGGCCAGGCCTTCCCACGCCGCGTGGCAGGGGAAGGTCTTCAAGATCGAAGGCTCGGATCTGACCCATGAGAATTTCTACGATGCCACCCAGTATGGAGAGGCAGGCGTACTATGCGGAGTAAACTGCGGCCACCAGTTCTTCCCTTTCTGGCCAGGAATATCCAAGCCGGCTTACAGCAGGGAGACACTGGAGCATTACAACAATGCCACGGTCACGTATAACGGGGAGGAGATTCCTTACTACGATGCCACGCAGATCCAGAGGGGGCTGGAGAGAAAGATTCGGGACACCAAGCGCAGGATCATGGTTACAGACTCAGCTTTGGAAACAGCAACAGATGACGGCCTGAAGGCCGCCCTGCACGAAGATGCACGAAAACAGAGGAAGGTCCTCAGACGGCAGAGAAGCAGCCTGACGGACTTCTGTGAACAAACAGGCCTTACGAAAGACGGCAGCCGGGTACAGGTAGTCGGCTTCGGAAGGAGATAAGGATTTTCATGAAAGGAGAAGCTATGCAGGAAAGAGCGAAACAGATTGTAGTGGATTATTTCAACCAGCACGTTGACGTGACGGACGGAAAAAAGATCACGAAAGACGATGTGTTTGTTGTATGGTTCAGCAAGACGCTGCAGAACTGGAAGGCTCTGGTCAGCACCACCGTGTCTGACGGTATGTACTATGAAGTCACCCACAACGGGGACAAGCACGAAACCTACCTTGACGCTTACAAGAAGTGGGAGAACAAGTGCATCCCGGATCCGGAGGCGGAAGCATGAAGAAACTGTTTATATCACATCCCATGGGCGGCAAGACCGACGAGCAGATTCTTGCCATCAGGCAGAAAGCTGTAGAGGATGCCAAAAAGTATTTTCCTGGTGAAGATGTAGAGGTAATCAACTCTTACTTCCAGGAATATTCGCCCGAAAAAGGTTGTATTCCGCTGAAATATCTGGCGAAATCTATCGAACTCCTTGCGGATGCGGACTGGGCATGCTTCGCTGACGATTGGGAACATGCAAGGGGGTGCAGAATCGAGCATGCTTGCGCTCTTTCGTATGGCATCCCTATTGTCTACGCTTAAGTCCTGTTAAGGAGGTGATCGCATGAGCAAGCACAAGAAGAGCAAGAAGCAGACAATCCGCATCATATTCAAGGACGGCAAGGAAGACCGTCTTCCTCAGAAGATGTGGGACGATTACGACTATTTCGACCGTCTTTTCGTGGTGATGAAGGACCGCCAGTGGATCGCTATTATCAACCTGGATGTGGTCGCTTCCATCGCGGTCGGATAAGGAGGCCGCATGGATAGCCACTATATTGACGTCCTCGGCCTTCGTTATGAGATCCAGTTCCGCAAATACGGGACTGACAAGGCCCTGGAAAACGCCGACGGCTACTGTGACCACACGTTGAAGCTGATCGTGGTCCAGGAAGGCCCGGATGACCCCAACAATCCCAGCAACCTCGGAAACGACGAGGTCTATATGAAACAGGTCCTTCGGCACGAGATCGTCCATGCATTCCATCTGGAAGCCGGCCTGCAGGGGAGCTTTACTCCCATCGGCACGGGGATCCCGGAGAGCATCGTGGACTGGTTCGCCATCATGGGACCGAGGATCTATCAGGCATGGAAGGAGGCTGATGCCTTATGAGTATGTGTAAATACATCGGATGCAAACTGGTGACCGCAGAGAAGGTCACATGGGAAGAGTGCTGCCGGCGCCTTAATCTGCAGGTACAGCCTCCCAGGATGGCCCCTGCAGAGAAGGTGTACTACCTTGAGTACCCTGACGGCTACAAGAGCTACTGCCCTGTCGAAGTTTTTGAAAGGGCTTATATCCCTGTCAAGAAGCACGCTGACCTCAAGACGGATATATCCATCAGTCAGATGATGGTAGACGAGTTCATCGCCTATGACGAGGTCATGACCATCGAGCCGGCCACGACACTGGTCAGATGCCACCTGAGGAACGGCTTCGTCATCACGGAAGCATCCACCTGCGTGGATCCGGCCAACTACAGCCAAAATATCGGAGCGGAGATCTGCCGCAAGAAGATCGAGGACCAGATCTGGAGCTACCTCGGCTTCATGCTCGCCTCTGCGAAGAACGGCATGAACAACTGAGCTTTCCCGGAATATTCCGGTCAGAGCGAGCCCCAAATTTCGATTTTGGGGCCTTTTAATCCCGGGGCATGTATTTATATGTCCGAGGGATAAAATACAAATCCTGCTCATTTCCGACGGGTGGAATGGGCTTGCATATCGAACCTTAAAGCATGGAGCGCCTTCGGGCGCTTTTTTGTTTGCCCTCTGGTACGGCGTTTAAACTGCCTGACCCGTCAATGTCACTGCTCCCCGGACGTTTAAAGGGGAGCCTAAGCGCGATGCCCGAAGGACGGGCGCTTACAAATTCCAGCGAAAGGAGCCCATAAACATGGCTTACGAATTTCTGAAGAAGTTATTTGGAACGAACGAAGATGGAACACCCAAAGCACTGACAGCGGAGGAACTGGAGGCGGCTATCGCTGCCGATAAAGGCATTTCCGTGGTTGATCTGAAGGCGGGAGGCTACGTTTCCCAGGCGAAATATGACCGCCTGGAGACCGAGAAGACCGGCCTGCAGACGCAGCTGACCGAAGCGTCCAACAAACTCAAGAGCTTCCAGACCGAGGACGGCAAGACCATCGAAGACATCCGCAAGGAAGCAGCTGACTGGAAGACCAAGTATGACACCGATACCAAGGCCCTGCAGGACAAGTTGAGCGCACAGGAGCGCTCCCATCTGATCGACCAGTACCTCAATGGTACGGAGTTCACTTCCCGCTTTGCGAGGAAGGAGATCAAGAGCCTTCTGGAGGGAGCCAAGGAACTGTCGGTCAAGGACGGCCAGCTGGTCGGAGCGGATGACCTCATGAAAGGCTTCCGGAAGGACTACGCAGATGCTTTCAAGGCTGATCCTGATCCTGCTCCCGCGGGAGATCCTGGCACCAACCCTGCAGCTGCAGGCGGCGTGAACCCCAACTTCACTTCCGGGACTTCGATGAATGGAGGTAACCCCAAGAAAGGCGGGAAAGGCATGAGTCTCTTCGAGGCGATGAAGTACGCAAACGAACACCCCGATGTAGACCCCGCCACCCTGTTTTAATCATCAGCCCTTTTAAGGGCGGAAAGGAAAATTATGCCCGGTATTTTCAATGCTAAGTACTGGAACGATGCAGTCTTCCAGCACTATCTCGACACCCTGCCCCACACCCGTTTCAACCAGCTGCTCCATTCCGGCGCCATCCGCCAGAGATCTGAGCTGGCCGCAGCCCTGGCTGAAAACGTAGGTGGCAACTACCTTACTACTCCCATGACCGGCCGCATCGGCGGCGCTCCCGTCAACTATGACGGCGAGACCAACATCACTGCATCCGGAATCGACGGCTACCTGCAGGGCCGCATCGTAATCGGCCGCGCCAAGGCATGGCAGGAGCTCGACTTCACCTATGATCTGACCGCAAAGGATTTCATGGAAGCTATCGCTGCTCAGGTCGGTGACTACTGGGATGATGTGGACGATGACACCCTTACCTATATCCTGGAGGGCGTGTTCGCCATGACCGGAGCCCTCAACACTCCTTTCGTGACCAACCACACCCACAACATCACTGCTGTTGCCAACTCCGAAGGCAAGACCGGCCTGTTCGACGGCACCACTCTGAACACCGCCATGCAGAAGGCCTGCGGTGACCGCAAGGCATCCTTCTCCCTGGCCATCATGCACTCTGTTGTTGCCACCAATCTGGAGAACCTGAAGATCCTCACCTATGCGAAGCAGAACGACGCACAGGGCATGGAGAGAGATACTCCTATCGCCTACCTCAACGGCCGCCTGGTCCTGGTAGATGACCATGTTCCGGTAGATACCTCCGGACAGGATCCTGTCTACACCACCTTCGTCCTCGGTGCCGGCGCTATCGAGTACACCAACTGCGGCGCAAAGGTCCCTTCCGAAGTCGACCGTGATCCTGCGACCAACGGCGGCGTGGATCTGCTGTACACCAGACAGCGCAAGTGCTGGGTGCCTTACGGCATTTCATTCACGAAGGCCTCCATGGCCAAGAAGTCTCCTACTGACGCTGAGCTGCAGGCCGGCGCAAACTGGGAGCTTGTCAAGAACGCTGCCGGGACCGCTGCATTCCCCCACAAGATGATCCCTATCGCACAGATCAAGTCCTTCGGCTGATCTGTAAGAGCAGGAGGGCGCAGACATGGACATGCCTTACGCAGATTTTGCTTACTATACCGGGACTTATCTCGGAACGGCTCTGTCTGAGCAGGAGTTTCCTGCCTGTGCCCGGAAGGCGAGCATACTGATCGATGACCTGACATTCGGGAGAACAGGGAAGCTCAGTGCTTCCCAGATCCCGGATGCGGTCAGGGATGCCGCCTGCAGCGCAGCTGAGATCTACGCAGACTACCTGGCAAAGAAAAATGCCGCACTGAAGGCAACCAAGTCAGGTACCGTCAAATCCGAATCCAACGACGGCTTCTCTGTTTCCTATGCGGATTACAATGCAGAGCAGGCCCGGATCAGCGCTGAGAGCGAGATGTCTGAGGAAATCACCATTTACCTGGCGAAAACAGGCCTGATGTTTAGGGGCTGGTCCAGAAAGTGGGATGAGGTGACGGAATGATCACAGCGGACAGAGCAATCGTAATTTTCAACAAGTTCGTGGACAGTGAGAGCCGCAGAGGGATGTATGCCCCTACGGCCGTCACGAATGTTTCCTACTATGAGAGCGTCGGCATGGTCCAGAACGATATCAACAGGTCCCAGTCGGACACCTTCCGGCTGCGGATCCCGTACATGGAAGCAGAATTCCAGGGCGGACGTAAGTATATCGGGAACCCGGAGTGGAAGTCCCTTGCGGACAGGTCCGGGAACTGGACCATTGCTGCCGGTGACTACATTCTCCTGGTCAAACAGGGCGAGGCAGCGCCGGAGCTTGATGGAGAGTACACGGAAAAGCAGGTCAAGGACCTTGCCGGCACGGGCGTCTTCTGCGGACCGGAGATCGTCATTTCTTCGTTTGCGGACAACACCGTGCGGGGGTCCGAGTATGTCTGGCACTGGAGGATAGGAGGTAACTGATGGCAGGATTCAACGTAACGACACCTGGCGGCAAGACGGTCCAGTTAAACCCAAACGTGACCTTCCGGCTGAACTGGAACCCCGCTTTCGGACCCAGGGCAACAGCGGCCCTGGATGCTGCGCAGTACTTCGTGGACAGTGAGGCCCTGCGGTACTGTTCCGCACTCGTCCCTCACAGGACGGGCTTCCTGATGACCTCCGGCATCCATGGATCCGCAGTAGGGTCCGGGGAGCTGGGCTACAATGCCGTGTACGCCAGACGGCAGTATTATGACACCGCCGATACCAGACCCTACGATGCGAACCGCGGGGCGCACTGGTTCGACAGAATGAAGGCGGCCCACAAGGATGAGATCCTGGAAGGCGCCAAGAAGTTTTTTTAAGCCGGTAAACCGGCTCAATCGAAGGGAGGAAAATGGTCAGATCGATTATTCAGGGCGTCACGGACTTCTTCATGGCCTGCCCGCTTTTAGAGGGCGGCGAATTCCATACTGATGCTCTCGGGGACGCTCCCGGTGAATACGTGGTAGAGACCGGCATCTTTACGCCGGTACTCAGGACATATGTAGACGGTACGGCAGACTGCCAGTACCAGTTCAGCTTTGGTTCCAGAGAGGTGTACTCGATGGACCGGGCCCAGAACATCGCGAACAGTTCCTTCTACGAAGACCT